ATTCCAAAGTCCACCTTGGCCTTTATTAGATTGGGCATCACTATTTGCTCTTTCACCAGCTGTAGTATCTTGATTAAACTTTTTAGTATAATCAGCAAGATTTGGCATAGAACCAGAACCAGAAGCCCCTGGAGTATCTGCATGACTTCTTCCACCCATATCATGTTGTGAAGTTAAATTAGGTGCAGGAGTTACCATACCGTCAGCACATTTACAAGTAGCATGTCGAATTGTCCATTCTGCATGAAGTGCTCTTACAAGCTTTCCTTTTGAATCACTAACAGTGGCCAAACGACGGTTGGCAATAGCTGTAATATCGTTGTCAAACATTTGGCAACGGAGAGCAAATTCATTATCTGAATGAGCAAGGAAAAGGAATGCACCAAGCTTGGTTAAAGCTTCATGCTTTGCTGAAATGATTTGCTTACCTGCAGTTTTAGCTTGAAAAACAAGATCTTGTGAATTATCAAAATCAAATAATGAGGACATAGTCTCTCTCCGTATTCTGCCATAATGGCGCTGGACATAGGTACTTCTATTCCTTAACTGAATACGTTATATCTTTACATGGTTCCGAGGCTAGGGGTCGAACCTAGATTGACAGATTCAAAGTCTGCAGTCCTGCCATTAGACGACCTCGGATCAGCTCCCTAGATAGGACTCGAACCTATAACCCGCTGATTAACAGTCAGCTGCTCTGCCAATTGAGCTACCAGGGAATGTTTTACTTTCTTACAACAAACATTAAATCATCATACCTATCATGTTTTATTCTTAAATCAAAACATTCAATATTATTTTTATATTCTTCAGGAGTAGCTTCAGTTAAACTTGCAAACCAAGCAGTATCTTGAACATCTTCAATTACTAATACTCCACCTGTTTTTACTTTTGGTAAATAAAGTTCAATACATTTTAACATAGTATCTAGAGTGTGGGGTCCATCATCGATAATAATATCATATTCACCCAATTGATTAGCAACTTCTGGAAGATAAGCATCGCAAATTGCAATTCTTACTCTGTCGAGTTTTGAATATTTTTCAATGACTTGATCATCTATATCTAAACCAACAATATTGGCTTTAGTAAAATATTTACTCCAAAGAGCTAAAGAAGCCCCATACTCAATACCAATTTCTAAAATATCAATTTCTTTATCTTGATATTTTTCAAACTCTTGATCATAAAAGCCCATTACATAATCATGAGTATTATGCTTATCAGTTCCCCATGGTGCATCATTACACCAAAGTAATTCTGGATTCTGTTCTATTAAGTTTAATAATTTCATAATAAATTATTTAAAACTTTTTCTATTCCAACCAAGCTTACGGTACCAGTCGTGAGTTTCTCGATTATTTCGTTCCTGTATTTCATGTAATAAACCTTTTGCTTCTTTACTAATCCAAGTTTCTCGTAAAAAAGGAATTATTTGAATAATAGGAGTTCCTTTTGGAATAAGACCAACAAAATCTTTTTTAAGATACCAAGGTATATTACCACTGCCTATACCTATATCTCCATCTACTATTCCTGCAACAGTAAAGAAAGGTAATTCAAATCTATTTAATGGATGACAATAAAGTGCACTATAACCTTTGGGTAATAAAATATTAGCCCCCTGTTGCCAAGTAAAATGATATTCTTCAAATCCAGTAGGGGTAGGCATAGGATTAGTTTGACCTGCACTTCTTGCACCAATTTTACCAGTTTTATACCTAAGAATTGGTTTATTGTCATCATCTCTTTCGACCAAAATATCAGTCCAAAGATTAATACTATATCCAAATGTTAATACATCTAAAAATGGTAAACAAGCTTTAGCAGTCAATATTGGTTCATTAGACTCTTCTGGAATTAATACAGACTTAGGTATTCTTCTATACCAATCTGGTACTGATTTAAGCATAGGCTTTACTTCATCAGTCCCATGCTCACTTTCATATAAAAATTCTTGTTTATTATTTTCTTTTTTAAACATTTTCATTTATAAAATTCATAATTTGTTCAACTTCTTCATCAATTGTATTTCCAAAATTAATAATAATATCAACTTCTTTCGGGTCTTCCCAGATTTGATCTGTATCTTTAAATCGACTAGATTTAATTCTATTTACCCAAATTAACAAATCTGGTTTTCCAAAAGCATTTCTAGTTTCTTTGGTGGGGCAAACAAAATCTACAATTATATTATAATTTTGTTCAGAAAGTAATTTAGCCATACCACTTAATTTTTTAGATTGTTCTATTCTATCAGCATGAGAAAAGCCCAAATCATAATTTATATATTCTCTTACTCTATCTGCATTTAAATGAATGGCGTTAAGTTTTTCTTTTAAAGCATTAGCTAAAGTTGTCTTACCACTACCAGGTAGTCCAATAATTTGTATTATCATTTTCCCTCATTCCAAAATAATGAATTATTAAAATAAACTTCTGTATCTATTGGACTTAAATCATATAATTTTTGTATTTGTTGTTCGTTTAATTGAGAAAATAATAGTTCAGAATCTTTATTCATATTATACAGCTCAGCATTTATATTTATACTATAATGAGAATTTGGAATAAAGTCAGATCTAAATTTCCATAATGGTTCTGAAATTTTAAAATCATTAAATATTTTTTGTGCAACAGATTCCATAGTATTCTTATTTAATTGAGTGTCTTTTAATAAAATATCAATTCTATCTAGTCTTTTTTGTAATAGTTCTCTATCAATCGTTTTAATTTTTGTAAAAGATATTTCTTGGATAAAATAATAGAGAGTATCTATGTGAGCATCTTCTGAATTATATTCAGCTATAAAATTTTTTACTTGAAAATTTGTTAAATAATTTTGGAAATCTTCTACCCATTTGAACAAACCTTCAACATTTAATTCATATGCACCTTTTCTTGGAGAACTGTCTGCGTTTTTAAACATACTAAAACAAAAATGACTTACTGTTCTTTTTGCTGGATCTCTAAATACACTAATTATATAAGTTTCATCAATGTTGTAATGATCAAAAATATACCAAGCTAAATGATAAGAACCAATAAATTTTATGCCTTTTGGTTTGAGTCGCTTTTTTAAAGGTGTAATTAATTGATCAATAAGATAATGACCACCAGTTTTGGGTATATGTAGAAAATAAAATTTATTTTTCATGGCGACCTTGATGGGACTTGAACCCACGACAACTGCCGTGACAGGGCAGTGCTCTAACCAACTGAGCTACAAGGCCTTCTTTTTAAATCTTTTGAGTCTTATTTTATGAACGGTAGTTTCATATTGTTCTTCAATCTTAGAAATTTCTGCAAGAATATCAGCTTTAATTTGATCAGGGTTTTTAGCAAGATCAATAATTTTTTTAGTATCATCAAAATATCTTTCTATATCTGCTTTATAATTTTTAAGAGAATAAAGTAAATCTTCTAATTGATATTTTTCTTGCTTGAGATTATTGATGGTGGATATGATATTACCTAACCCCGCAATTCCTGCAAGAGATGCTGTTATATCGGTAATGTTAAGATTGAACATAACTAACTTTCATAGACTGGGGTGATCGACGGGGATCGAACCCGCGACAACCAGGACCACAACCTGGCGTTCTACCGCTGAACTACGACCACCATGGGTTTATTCAACGTCTTCAAATTTAATTGAACCTTTAACGTTATTCAACTGATTACGAAGACTAGTCATTAGACCAGTAAAGTTTTCCTTTACTTCTGCTTCAGCTAATTCCAAATTTTGTTGAGTTGGATTATTAAAGGTTATATCTATACTTATTTTTCTCATATTATGATTATATATAGCTTTACTAAATTAAATCAAATAAGATGACTAATTATTTTGTCTTACTACATTAAAAGCAGCTGCTAGGTCAGCAGGCATCATTTGGAATGGATTATCATTGAATATAACTCCACCGGCCCAAAGGCTTTGTGCCACTAATCCACTACATACTACACTTTTAGAGAATGATAACTGTACTTTAATACCTGTGAGCAATTGTAGAACAATAGAACCAATGGTCAACCATCCATACTTATCATTGAGGAAACTTTTAGCAGCAGCTTCTACTTGTTGAGCACTTTGATTATTAAGTTTAGTAGAGACAATATAAACAGGACAATCTATATAATCTCGAATATTCCCCTGACTAACATTTGTAGGTTTTGCTTCAATTATATCACCATTTGAGTTAATGATAACACCAGTATGATTCCAATGACTGAATGGTTTCATTTTACCATGATATCTCAACCATTGACCAAAACGAATTACTTTAGCAGCAGCACCCTTTGTTTCAACAAGAAAAAAATCTCCTGGTTGATAGTCAACTGCACTTTCACCTATTGGATAATATTTAAAACTCATCATTCTCTATTTCTATATCATAAAATTCATCATTCAAACCAAAATGCACACTACTTGTATACCAACTATTTAATGCAGGAAGAATTGCTTGACCTTGATTACTCACTGGAATACTTTCAGTAGTAAGTTTTCCATGTCCTTTTGCACTATTTGGATTTTCTTGAAAATGACTATTATTTTCAACTGTATTCATTTGAGGTCCACCCCAACCTCTAGTACCTCTTGGTTCGACAGGATTGGGTACTACACTTGGTCCACCAGGACTCTTGGTAACATCAGTAATATTACTAGTGCCTTCATCTGGGGTAGCTGGTGTTCCTGGTCCTCCCATAAACCCAATACCAACTCCCATTTCTCCATTATTCTCAATTTCAGAAAACCTTAAAGGTAATGTCATGATACTCTCTTATCTGATCCTCGAGCTTTTTCAGCTTCATAAAGATCGTTTTTACGAATATATTGGGCTAAACCAGTATCAATTTGTTTTGGTTTATTTTCTTGCAAAAGTTGTCGATGAGCATCTGAATTTTGTTTTACAACTCTACTACTAACAATTTGACTGGATGGTCTCAATACAAATATAGTTGGGTCATTAGAACTATAATGAAAAATAAATCCATCATATCCATCTTTCATTGCTCCCATTCTCAATACATGTAGTCTTTCACTTGGTGTAAAATTTTTAATATAATCTTTTGAAAACATTTGATTCTCTAAAACTGGTTTTGGAGGAAGATAATTACAAGTACTACAGTTGGGGTCATCACATTTTACGTGCCAGGGATCTGATTCTCTTTCTGCAGTAATAGAGTCACAATGTTTTTTCCAACCCTCTAGTCTCGATTGATTACGCTCATTTTGTTCTCTATAAAATTTTTCTTCAGCACCAGGTGCATTGGGATCTCCATATTTTGGTAATACTTCACCGCCATATTTACGAATATAATGATGAACAAGAGTACTAATATCGGGGAATTGACCTCTATCTAAAGCTCTGTTATCCAGTCTATAGCCATATGAATTATCATGATGATCAGATACGACTAGTGGATTAGACATTTTAATATGATTTGAATGTGTATATCCATGAGTTAAGACTTCTGTTGGATGGGCTGTATGATAGGTTCCAACATGTCCTGAATGATGATCTAAATATTCATCTGTAAATATTGTTCCGTGACCCGTAGATCCATGAAACCAAGTATTGTTACCAGTTACAGGGTTTATAAGATATCCATTTTCATCTGTTAAATTAATATCATTGGATGATTCTGGTTTAGAGTCAAAAAAATTAGTCATTGCCAGTCTTATCTGCAGAAGTTCCCATGCCACTAATTCCACCCCAAAGATCAGCTAGAGTCCTACCTTTTGGTAATTCTTTATCTTCTTCAGGGATTGGTAGTCCATATTGGTCTACCTTTTTTTCTTTTTCTTCTTCTTTTGCTATAACCCAGCTACTGGCAATAATTTTTTGTGGTTCACTATACCTTCCACCACCAGGGTTCCTGATGTCATCCTGTCCAATAAGATATTGAACATTCTCTGTGTCAGGAATTTCTAATCCTGCATCTACCCCACTTTTACCCTGCTCTGTGGTAAATGGATTATTACTTGCAGTATCAGTAAGGGGAGTTCCATTAATACCTTTACCATGTGCAAAATCAGGATAAGAACTTGCTTCCTTAACTTTATCAGGAAAGTCTTTTAATGAATCAATTAAAGTAGAAGCGTGGTATTTACTGTATGCTGGAGTATTTTCTTCAATATTTTTTTCGTGAAAAGCAAAAACGTTGGCATAGGGATGTGCTGAATAATCTTTACGAGAGAATAAACCTCTAACATAATTATGTTGTTTATCAGTCATTGGATTTTTTGCAGGAGCTTTGGGAAATGTTGACGTTTGCCAAATTCCATGTTCTTTATTCCAACTGCCTTGACCAGCTTCTTTTAATTTAGGTACTTTAATTATTCGTTTTTTATAATCACCACTACTTACTGCACTAACAAAACTAGAACTAGAAAGTTTTTCTCTAATAATTTCATTGGTTAAATGTTCATCAGAATTTACTGCAAAAGTAATAAAACCATTACCTTCTGTAAATTGTGGATCGTAGCCAATAAAGTTATAAGAAAGATTGGCAATGGCATAGTCTTTATTATAGTCAGAAACTAATTCACTCAGTTTGATTCTATATGTCTTTCTCATACGTCTTTGATGAGATCCTTTGCTTTTTACAGGTTGGGATATTTTTTAGACATGAAGTTTTCTAATGACGAACCTTCATAACGTCTGCAAAGATAATCCAGGGAAACAAACATAGGGTCATATGAACCATCCTTTACCTGATGTTTTACTACAATTCCTCGCCAATGGGCATTTCCTTGTGGTCCTTTATAGTCCTCATCATGGAGGTAGCATGCACCCGCAACCAATCCGTGTTGGCTTTTACCAGCAACAAATCGTAATCCATACATAAGAGTTTGTTGGTGACCCATACTAAATGAATGACCTATTGTCTTGAGTCTAGTCTCAATGTTTTGTCCACCATAGGGTTTTCCTGTCATTGGGTTATAGAAGAAATGAGAATAAGCAACACCATCCAACCAAATTGGTTGAGTGTAGTCACTTACTTTCCATCCACTTTTGGCATAATCTAATTTATTTAAATCAAGCATGCCTTCCAATTGAGGATTTGCATTAATTGCTCTAAGAATTCGTTCTTCATGATTACCCAGGGTAATATAACGATCGGGGTTCCAGAGTTTTTGTTTCATTTTTTTACGATGTTCATTATAGTCGTAAAAAGGTTGATTGAGAATTCTCCATGCTTCATTAGCAGAATCCAAGTCATCTTGGTAACGACGACCTTCCATTTTTTTCATTCCCTTATCATATTGTGATAGAGAAGGCATATCGGCATGGTCGCCTATATGTACTATTTTAATATTTTTATTGTGATACTCTTCGACAATAAACATACCAATCCAATTTAAATGATCAGTTGGTACATCTAGTTTTGCTTGAGTATCAGGAATCATTATATGAGTAACGGGCAAAGTTTCTAGGTTTGCTTCTACTTCATTTTTAAATTTTTCCCAGTTAAATTCCGACACTTCTTTTTGGGTCATATGAGCTCCTGCAGCTTATTTAACTAGTCTTCTTTTGACTCTTGTTCTACTTCATCTTTTTCGATATCTTCATCTTT